CCTCCGGTTCCGGGAAAGATGAGCAGAGGGCTACGAAACAACAATCCGGGCAATATGCGTCCGGTATCGCGAAATCAGCCTAATGACGGTGCTTTTGCGATTTATCGCACGCCGGAAGAGGGCTGGGGCGCCCTAGGCAGACAGCTAAAAGGCTACGCTAATGCGGGCCTGGATAACGTCGCGTCCATTATTTCCAAGTACGCACCTGCTGCGGACCACAACGAGACAGGGCCTTATATTCAGTCTGTGACAGCTAATATGAGCCGGCGCCTAGGATCGGATGTAGGTGCGCTGACACGCCTCGATCTAAGCGACCCGCGAGTGCTTAAGGCGCTCATGCAGTCGATCACGGAGCATGAGAATTTCCGAGGCGCCTCTCAGTATTTTGAAGGCGCCTCTTTTGATAAAGAGGTGCTCGCCGCCGCGCAGTCGCAGTGGCGGTCTAAGGTCGTCAACGAAAGGGATAAAATTCCATCCTGGGGAAGTGTTGTCGTGAACCAAAACATCACGATCAACGGGGCTGATAATCCGCGCGCTGTCGGTCAGGCCGTGGCGCATGAGACCCTGCTGGCCCAGAACCGATACGGCCAGCGCAACCTCAGCTAGGGAGGAAATATGCCTTCTTTACCGTACAGCCTGGAGGCTCTGCTTCTAGGCCGAAAACGAGAATTTGCCGGAATTATTCCGGACGTCGTGGTTAGCGAGGAGCACGAAAACGAGGTCGTGGTAACGCGCCATCCGGTCGATACCGGTGCCAATGTTTCGGATCACGCGTATCAGATGCCGACGGTGATTAATTGCCAATTTGGATGGTCGGATTCCTCCAGGCTCTTAAATTCGATTCTGGATTTTTCGATTTTTAAGGGCCTGACCACGACGAAAGACGTCTATGAGAAGTTGCTTGAGCTACAGGCCAAACGGGAGCCGTTTTCGCTCTCTACCGGCAAGAAGCAATATCCGGCAGTCATCATAACGAAGTTAAAAACAACGTCGACCGTCGACACCGAGAGCTCCTTAGTAGTGGACATCACTTTCGAGGAAATCCGATTCGCCCGGACAAAAGAGGTCACGCTGCAGGAAGCTCAGCAAAAGAATCCTCAGCAGACAGCCTCTGTTAATCAGCGCGGTGCCTCGTCGCCCGTATTGACTACTGCGGGGAATCGGCCATGAGTATTTATCAAATTCCTTTGAGTACCGGCGCCCAGAGCTTTTCAATCCGGCTCGGTGAATATAACTACCGCATGACGCTGATTTACAGAGATGCGGACTGCGGCGGCTGGTTTCTAGATATGGTCCGGACAGACGGCTCGGATGCGCTCCAGGGCCTACCGCTGGTGACTGGTGTCAACCTATTGGCGCAGTTTGGCTATAAGCGTATGGGCGGGGCGCTTTGGTGCGAGTTGCCGAAGCAGGTCAAAAACTACGAACCGAGTTATCGGGACATGGGCCAAACGCTGAGCCTTTTTTGGAGTGACGAATGAGCGAAACTGACAATAATCGCCAGTGGCTGAGATATTTTCGCCTCGTTGTGGCAGTCGACAAGGACAATCAGCAGGCGATTGACCTGAGTGAATTTCGATGCAAATTCCGAATCTCTCAGGCTGTAATCGGCAAGCCCTGCACCGCTGAGATCACGGTTTACAACGTCTCGCAGGAAACAGTAAATCGCCTCGGTATCGGTACAAACGTCATCGAAAACCAAGGCATGCGCGTCATCATTGAGGCGGGCTATCAGAGCCATCACGGCATTATTTTCCAAGGCGATCTATGGTGGAAATCCGTCGGCCGCGAGAGCGAAACAGAGACTTTCATGCGCCTGGTAGCTGCTACCGGCGACAGGGCGAGGCAATATGCCGTGGTGAATGTCTCAGTGGCCAAAGGCGCCTCTCAGCGCGAGATCTTTGACAAGGTACTCGACGCCATGAAGGAAAAAGGAGTTGGGGCCAAGCAAACTGTTATGGTCCCTTTCATGGATTCCAGACTTCCCCGTGGAAAAGTCATGTTTCGGATGGCTACCGACGCCATGAACGGTATCGCTGACACAAATAATTTTGACTGGGGCTATGGCGTTGACGGCCTTGTCGCCATTCCTAAAACACCGACATACGACCCGAACGAGAGGGTAATCGTCCTTAACGCTGATACCGGGCTAATCGGGCGCCCCACGCTTGACGAGGACGGCCTGGACGTCCAGGCGCTACTTAATCCGAACCTGGAGATCGGCGCCAAGATTCAAATCGATAACGCCTCGGTACAGCGAAACAACTACGACACAACGGTGTCCGAGGACGCGGTTACGAAAAATCAGGCGGTAACGGACGCATTCTTATCGGCGGATGGCGTGTATCAGGTGATTTCCCGCGAGCACGTGGGCGACACGCGCGGGGAGGATTGGTACACAAATTTGATCGTCGTGGGCGTTAATTCAGCCAGCAGACCGATTGCTCCATCTGTTTTCACGTACACATCGAACTGAGGACGATATGGATTCAACCGCAACAATTTTTGACCCGAATCGATTCTCCGAGAAGGCTACAAATAGCCGCTTGACCCAAGTATGGACCGCACTCCCGGGGATCATCCAGAAGTTCGATGCGGGCGCACTGACCTGCGAAGTTCAGCCGGCGATAAAAGGGCGTGTCACGCAGGAGGATGGCTCTATCCAGCTTGTAAATATGCCGCTTCTCTTAGACTGCCCTGTGGTGTTTCCGCACGGTGGCGGCTGCAGTCTCACGTTCCCGATTAAGGCCGGGGACGAGTGCTTGGTCGTTTTCGCTTCTCGGGGAATCGATTACTGGTGGCAGCTAGGAGGAATTCAACCTCCTCCGGAAGCAAGAATGCACGATCTATCGGACGGTTTCGTTATTCCCGGCCCGTGGTCCCAGGCTCAAAAGATCAGCGGCGTGAGCACCAGTGCTGTGCAGTTGCGTAGTGACGACGGTGCGGCCTTCATTGAGCTCAATCCCGGCAGTCATAACGTGAAATGCGAGACACCCGGGGACTTTTCCGTGAAGTGTAAAAATTTTACGGTAGAGGCCTCAGCCAGTGCCAGCATTAAAGCCCCGGCGATCCAGCTCGAAGGCCCGCTGACCAATACCGCAGGATCGGCCGCGCAGATGTCGGGCGGCGTGGAAACCGACGCAGACGTTACTGCCGCAGGTATCAGTCTCAAGTCGCACGTCCATTCCGGTGTTTCTACAGGCTCCAGTAACACGGGAGGGCCTAAATAAATGAGAGTAAGGCGAACAACGGCCGACGGCGATATTTGCTTCGGCCACAATGCAAACGATTATTTAGTCAACACGCCCGAAGCCGTCGCGCAAAATGTCCGGACACGCCTCGCGCTTTGGCAAGGGCAGTGGTTTATCGACACCGATGAGGGAACGCCCTATCTGCAGCAGATTTTAGGCAAGCAAAGCGCGGCTGATCTCGTAATCAAAAGCCGCATTTTGGAAACCCCGGGCGTTCAGCAGATTGACGAA